TCGCCCCATGACACAAACCTAAACGCATGACTGTAACCTTCTTTGAATAACTTGTGTCGGTTATCCAACTTCACCAGTTTCATCTTTGATTTCATTTTGCTTCTTACTACCTAGGTAGTCCTTATTCTTCATAGTCTTAATTCTATGGCATCTGCAACATCTAGTAACAATGTTTTCCTTAGAGTCTGCACCGCCATCGCTTTTTAAATGTTGATGGTCGCCTTCAAGTGTGGCCCGCATACATGCAAGTTTATGAAACTCATCTTCGATGTCATCGAACGCAGGATCTTTGCGAGGATCATATCCGCAGTCTTCGCAAACCCAATCACGATAGAATGTATGAGGACGATCCGCCTTGCCTAATCCACCGTATTCGGTAAGCATCAATTGATGATCACGGCAGTAGCTATCACTACCTGGCCCTTCAAAGATAGTTAAAGATTCACAGCAGTCTGCCAGCTTACAAATAGGTTTATACTTGTATTGCTCATGAAGAACACCGCCACTCTTCAACTTATCTTTGTCGGGGTTACGTAGTTTAGCCATTACCACAGATCCTTTTTAGCAGGAACAAACGAGCTATCAAAAGTAGGCAACTTGAGTTTAGTTGACTTCTTAAGTTGTGCAAGCAAGAACGGACCACCACAGCTAAATTCCTTAGAGAACCCGCGAATTTTAATGTCGCCAGTCTTAGGATCAATGTCCCCGTCAGGATTAGACTTGATGTACCAGTTTTCGTATGCTTGTGATACCTTGTCCCAGAATGCTCCTTTTGCGTTCCAATCACACTCGAAATAATCCTTACAGAATTGAGTAAACTCAATAATGTAGTCGTCGTCTACTGTGATGCCTTGTGTGTGGCAATGGTCAAAGAACTCAAACAGTTGCCTTGCTTCCTTAGCATCCACAGCACGTTCTTGACCTGTAAGTGCTTTCATAGCAATCCAATAGTCACAGAACATGCGAGTAACTTCTACATGCTTGAGAGTCTTGTCGCTCTTGCTACAAATAGTATCTGCCAGCAAAGTAAACGCACCATCTTCTTCATGGTCGCCAAACTTCTTGTCAGTTGCAAACAAGCCAGCACGTTCGAAATGAGCTTGCTTTTCTGCGGCCTGCACCCAGATAGGGTCATCTGCGCCGTCAATAAGCACGCCACAAATCATTTGTCGCCACAAGTCAATAAAGTCCAACATGCTCTTCGCTTCGCCGTTAAGCAAAATGAAGTTACGACGGATTTCTGCTTTTTGTTTAACACTATAAACAACAACAGGAACCATCAACTCTGCAACTCGTTGCCCGAAAACTTTTGTTGCTAGGATGTACAAACTGATAGCAGTATGTTGCCCGTCCCATGCAATATAATAACCGGGCTTCTCTGGATCTTCATATACTTGAATGGCCATAACCATGGTTTCCTTAAACGAGTTAAGGATATTCAAGATGTGCAAAAAGTTCACAGCTCGTTGCATTGTGGTGTCGATAAGGATCTTATCCATGGGCACCATAATAGCCTTACACAATGCCATGTCTTCAAACTTGGCCCACTTCTTAAAGCGGCGTTTAAATTCACTAACCATTGCAGTAAGTGCAAACTCGTTAGAGCCTTGCAGACTTTCTTGCAGACGTTCTCGCAAAGACACAAAGTGACTTTCACTGTGTCGATATTCTGCGTTTGCTTTTGTTGCGTACTCGCTCATAATATTCCTTTAACCCAACATCAATGTAACCAATTTCTTTTCAGCAGGCAGTTTGTCATCTGCGTCTTCTGCTTCTGCGGCATCTTCTTCCGCAATAGCATCAGCAAGAGTTTGCCAGCCTTTTTGATATGCGTTAACATACCAAACACCATCCTTCATGATGTAGTAATACTCACACCAAGGATACTTGTCAAACATTTCCTTGTCGCTGAAGCATACTTTAAACTCAGTGCCTTCTTCCTCGCGGTCACGCCCGTAGAACGAACACATGTCACCATACTTGTCACTATGTGACTTATATTCAGGTGTACCGTATTTGTTAGGATTGTCAAACGGGTGCTTCTCGCCCAAGTCCTTGCCTAACGAGCTAAGGTCACCCAAGGCCACAAGCATATTAGCCTTAGGCGAATCATAATGCTCAAGCAGGATTCGACCATTGTGGTCCAGATAACCATCCCAATGGCAGTAAACAGTTTTAGCCTTGTCGCCGTGCATGACGCCGATAACAGAACGTGTGCCCATGTGTATTCCTTAAATGAAAGATTGTTTATGCAATGAAGTCGTAGGCAAATTCGTCGCCAACTTTGCTGGGCTTAACTTTGAAGTCGTAGTCCTTGCAAAGCATAGAAAACACGCGACGAGCTTCGCTTTCGCGGGCAGTAACAAAAAGGGTACCATAAGCAAAGTATGCTTGGTTATCTGTTTTAAGAACTTTGGCAACCTTGTCAAGAACAACAGCTTCGAAACCCATTTTGAACTCCTTTTGCGTTACAATACAAGTATTATACAATAAATTGGATTTATTGTCAAACTTTGGATACTTCTTGCAGAACTTGTTGCGAAAACACAACACCGCCGTATGCTTGTTGATACGTGTCTGCCAATGCTTGGATGTAGAATGTGTAAACTTTGCCCGTTTTCGTAATCAGCGTATACTGCATTCCGTGTCCTATCTTGCTTGCGATAGAACAATTATACAATAAATTGGATTTCGAGTCAACCGAAAAAAGTAGTACTAGAGTATTACACTATATACACTTGTTCTAAATATACTCGTAATAGATTATCTGGCATGGCATTTTCATTCTTCCATGCAAGTCTGCTTTTCATACTGGTAAACCAATTCATACTAACTTGATGTACGGAATCTAATTTACGATTATAAAAGTAATCATTAACCCAACCTTCGCCGGGTCTAATTACTTCGGGCAGTTCTTCTCGCTTTAGATTATATTCATTATAAAGAATATCGGTACTATTAGTGCCCACACTTGCACCACAAAACTTACCGATTAATGCAAGACAAGTTCTCGGAGTCATTACAATGTCGTGCCACACTATCCAATTATCATTTACTCTGGCAGGACGTTTAGATAATGAGCTGATTAATTTTGCTTGATTAAATTCATCAATATGTGGCGCTGTCATCTTTAACTTTCCAATCCATGTCAGGTTGATTTAGATAATATTCTACTTCTTCCCGGGGCATAGAATAACCATAAATGTTGTATTTGATAAATCGTGTAAGGAATCCATCAGGTGCATAATGTGTGCAACGCAACCTATTATTAATTATGTCTTCTAATGCTCCATCGGCAAATGTAAATGTACCTTGTCCGTCAGTGGCAACCTTGCAAACACTAAAATCAAAATCGTCAAATACACTTTCCAATGTAGGATAGAATTTCTTGCGAATTAATTGTACTTTGTATTCGCTGATTTTTTGCTCAATGGCATGACTGTTTAATGCTACTTTGAGTTTGTCGATAATGCTAGTGCCTGCATCAAATATATCTGTGAACGTACCTTTGTCTCTGTCCCAACTCATGCTGACATTAATAGTAGTGGCATTGTCGGTTACATACGGACTAGATACTCGCATGGCACCGACGCGATTAGATGCTTCACTCCATTTACCCACGTCAGTATACCATACGTCAATATCGTTAATGGGACTGCCAAGAAATAAACAACGTGCGGCACCACCTGCAATCCACGCACCCCATCCGATGCCAACTGCGTTTAACAACTTTGGTGGTAGGTGTTTTGTTTTGTCTTCAATATAGATAGTTTGCATAATGCAAGTATAGCATTATACATCATTCGAGTCAAGTGTAACGCCAACCGTTTGGCCCAGGTGCTCAATGTCGCCGCCATTCAATTTAAGCATAAAGGCATCTTGTTCGCTGAATACCCAAATGGCACTACCAGTTATGTAATATGGAAAGGTCATTGCTCTTTCCAAAATAATTAGGTGTTTGTTTTTGATTCTATGTTCTTTGTCTAACTGTATTTTGTAGCTAGTGAACATTGGTTGGAGCAAAGTAAACCCTTGTTTGGTTAGGCGTGTGCCGTGTCCATTGTTATAGTTGTAAAATACAACCCACGGATTTACTTTGTCTAATTTGTGGAACTTTTTAATCTCTTCAGTGATGACTTCACTTAGATTCATCTGATAGCGGCTTACCTTGTGTTAGCTCAAACACTTGGAATTTATCAGTTTTAAACAGTTTGTTCAGTCTCTCTGCTAAGTTAAATGCATGTCCGCTATTACTAAAGCTGACTTTCTTATACTTAGGCCCAGGGTAGTTTACAAGACTGTTTAGTGTGCGAAGATTGATTGGACTGCCGTCATAGAATACAGCAAAGATGGCATCTGCTTCTAGGATTTGTTCGCTCTTGTATGTCTTTGGGTTAGTGTAATCTAACAGTATCTGTGGTTTAGGTCTCGCCATCTCAACTTCCTCTTCTATGGATATTTATCCATTAAAGTAAGTTTTATTGGCTTTAGATTACTTAAAAGAACCGCCGTCTGTAACTTGTGCTCTAGTAACTACTGGGGGTTTTTCTATTGCTTTTACGCTTAGATTAGTAATTACTGCAAGTAAAGATACAGCATCGGCGGTGGAAAGACGTATTTCTTTGCTATGTGTGCGTGTGGCAGTCTCGACTATGTCGCTGAGCTTTTTCACTACAGCAAAGTTAATCTCTTTCATTTTTCTTGCGTTGGATAGCTACCATCATATCTTCCTGTGTCTTAAAAGGACCAATGTAGCTATAACCTTTCAGGGTATTTAGCCTAGGGCAGAAACTGGTAGTCCAACCATTAGGGAAATGAATGCCATAGTAGCCTGCGGCATGATAGCTTTTAGACTTTTCTGTTTTAGTGAAGATAGGTAAACCGTCTTCTTCACGTTTGTTGTATAGCTCAGGCCATGCAGTAGGATAGTCTAGAACAAAGTCATTGCTATTCTTAATGCTAACTTCCTGAGCACTGGCGCCTAGACTAATTTCTAGTTCGTCTTCTAGGATCTTAACGTCAGTGTAACGTTTAAGTCCACCTTTAAAGCTCAGTGTAAAAACATTGTCACCATTGTGAATAGTGCCAATCTTCTGCCCGCTTTCTTCTAAGATCCAAAACTTACCGGGCATTATAGTTTTAGCTAACATATTAGTACTTTGCATTCAAATAACTCACATGGTCGTCTGGCCGTTTGGCAATTTCTTGTAAGTCCCATTTACCACAGAAGCGCAAAAACTCTACACCGACCTGCTTCTTAGGTTCCTTTTGCAGATTATCTGCAATAGTCGTATCCAACGCAAGTTTAATGTCGTCGGGTTGTTGTGTCAAGTCAATGATATGTTTATTTTCTTCATATTTGTCTCTAACACGATGCTCATTTCCTTCATGGTCGGTCCAACGCTGAAGCATGAGATTGTTCCAAGAATATCCTTTTTCGTTGCGATCCGCAAACGCTTCTAGTAGGCCTACTTTGTTCTTAGTGCCTTTGGTACGCACGCCGGGAAAGGCACTGAACACATTGTCTGATGTGTCGCCGCGCATACATTTCTCAAACAGCAACCATTGTGGATCGGGCACAGTCTTGGGCTCCTTGGTCTTCTTGTCAATGACTGGCTTACCCTTGTCATCGAAGATACCATTAATAGTAATTGTCTCTTTGGTAATACCGTTGTACTGCTTTACGTTTGGCGACAGCAATTGGTAAAAGTCACTGTCGCTAGAAACGATTACGTGCTCAGACTCTGGATGTGTTTGGATCCAACGTGCAATAAAGTCGTCTGCTTCGCAACGTTCATGTCGTAGTGTAGTGCAATTGGTCTTGTTAGTAAGGAACTCTTTGAAGTAGTCAAATGCTTCCCAGAACATCTTATCTTCTTCTGCTTCCTTCTCTGTCAAGGCTGCACGAGCAGCCGCACGATTGGCCTTGTAAGCAGGGTAAACGTCCTTGCGCCAGCTACGACCTTCGAAACAGAAGATAACGTGCTTGCCCTGGAAGTCGCGCCACACCTTATTAATACTATTAAACATGATGTGGTAAGCCATGCCTACCTTAGTTTCTGCATCATCACCACGAACAACGTGACGAGCACGGAAGAACATATTGCTAGCGTCTACTAGAATGTAACTCATTTTTAACCTTTACGTTTTTGCAGAACATCTGCGTCAGCTATAAACTTTTCTTCTTCAATTGTACTACGTGCAATGCTATTACACAAGTCGTTGAACCATTGATCAACAATTGCATCTGCATTAGCACCTTGATAGCCTGCACGGCTTAACATAGTAACAAAGTGATCATTCCAATCTAGTTCAAAGTATCCTTGATTGGGACTCTCTGGATCGACATCCACTTTAACTACTTTAACCCAAGGTTCACCGTTTAGTGTAGCTTGGTCTTTTTCGCTTTTGGTTTCTTCTTTCTTCTTAAAGAAACGCTTAATCTTGTCAACAAATGCCATTTTTAATTCCTCCTTGTAATTGTAACATAAGGAACTCATTTTTGTCAAGATACTTATATTCGGTTACTGTTGGGTCATACCTAAGTATGTAAGAACCTTCTGCAACAGTTTGAAACCATAACCATTTATTGGTTTTGGCACAACGTTTTGGAATCAGTGCAAATGTATAAGTCCAAACGGCTTGTTTCCAAAATGGATCTGGCATATCTGGTCCTTGCTCTACGTTCATTGTAAGCCCCATTTAATTTTAAGCCACACACGTTCGTGAATGTAATAATCAATGCTTAGTAAAATGTGCAATGCAGTTGCAAAGCCAGTGGCACTAGCAATGTCTCCAGTAAACAGATACGTCCATAAGATAGTAAACAACCATGCAGTAATACGATAAGTGATCATTCTGACCACTGTGCGCTTATGTGTTTCTTGGATCATTTGCCCCATCCATTTCCCCAAAGGTCGACATGTAGACGTGGACTATAGTTGTAGCCTTTGCTACATGCCCAGTCAGCAACTCTAACTCTATTCTGCTCGTAAGGAGCAACAACACCACCTTGTGGCATTACATACACAGGACCAGCAAAGCCCACAGCGCGATATTGTGCAACAGCACGATCTACTTCTGCAAAGTGTTCTTCTGTTTCTACAACAAACTTCAAGTAAGTAAAGCCGTAGTCTTGGTATGTACGCACAATCTCTGGACGGATAGCTTCATCCCATGCTTCACCGCTGGCGCTTAGTTTAGGACTAACACTAAATGTAATTTCGTTACCAGCAATGTCGCCCCAGTCTAACAAGTAGTCGATAAACTTTCCTTGTAGTTGTTGAGTACCGTTTGTTTCAAAAGTTAAGTTACGTAGATCTGCCATGCGTGGATGCGACAGCAATTCTTCATATGCACGTTGCCAACCTAGCAATGGTTCACCGCCAGTAATAACTAGATGTACGTCATTGCCATTGTCTTGTACCCACTTGTTGTTGGGTGTTAGTGCCAACAGCTTGTCTACTAACTCTTCTGTAGTGTATGTTGGGCTAAGTTCCTTAAATGCAGGATGCCAACTTGCATAACTGTCGCAACCAGTATTAACTAGAGGCAGTTCTTCAAACGTGTTGTACATGTGTACAATCTGTGCAACGTCATCTGCTTCTGTACTCTTCTCGCCGGGCTTGCAACCAAATCCAGCACAAGTAAAGTTACAGCCGAATGTACGTAAGAATACACTAGGCACACCAACAAAGCGTCCTTCGCCTTGCAAACTATAAAATTTCTCAGATACCTTGATCTTCATATTCTTTCCACTTCCATCCTAATTGTTTTAAATCGTTTTCAATCTCTTCTGTAACTGTGCCTTCGCTAACACTAGGTCTTGCATTAGGGTCACGAGCTTGCTCGTCTAAGTCATCATCCCCACGCATACCACTACAGTAAAAATCCATGTAATCTTCATTGCGGGCACCTAGGCCAGCAACAAAGCCGCCTGCCCAACGCCATGAACACGACCATTCATTGTCGCCTTTGAGCACAGGCAGGAATTCGGTTTCCTTGTACCATATGATGTTACACAAGGCCGCATAGAGGTTTTGTGCATATCCGTAGTCTTGCCTAATCTTGCTAATTATAGCAGGGCAAACAATAATGTCGTCACTGAGACTTACAGTTTCTTTGAGGTCGTCCATAGCGTATTATACTTTGTTTTGCGTGATACGTCAAGGCCACATTTTCCTACATGCATCAATAATTTGTTGATTACGGATAAACGCTCTATCAACTAAACCAATTTGCTTGTCAAACCATTCGGCAGTAACACTGGCACTAGTCGGATTGGGAATACTAATTTTGGCTGTACTGTCTGGACCTTCACGCACAATACCAATATTATGTTTGTGCAGTAGCTTAACCATTTTGTCATTGTAACTGAGACAATGCATGTACACCCAATTGTATTTTCTATTTTGGCACCAACGCAATGCAAACAGTAACAAGTCACTGCCGGCACCTTTACGTTGGTAACGCTTATCGATACTTAACCCTAGCTCTGCTTCATTGGCATTGTTAATAGCAATGTGGCAAATACCCACTATGTTACCAGACAAGTCTTTAACAGCAATAATAGTATCAACGTCTGCCGCGGCCCATTCGTCTATTAACTTGTCTATGATTTCCTTAGGAGCACAATAGCCAAACCTACACAATAGACTTTCGTCATCTAGGTTCTTTAAGTGCTCGCGATAGATTTCCCACTTGTCGGTGTTAAGGACAAATGGGTGTGTAATATTAGACATTAGACAGGAAGTTAGCCACAGACTTCATTTCTTCTGGGTTAAGAAAAAATTCGTAAGTGCTATCATTGATTAGTTCTCCCTTGGTGTTAAACTCTTCTCTAACGAAGTAAACAGCCTTAAGGTCGGTTGGTCGCAATATATCATTGATCTTAACTGTCATTTTAAAACTAGGAGTGTCTGTGATAACTGCTTCACGGGTGTTTAAATTAAATGTACTCATGTTACGCTTTCTTATAATTGGCTTTGCCAGGAATAACTCCGCGGACTCCGCCAGTTGGATCTTCGCAATCACCGTGATAGCGAGGAATTAAATGTACATGCGGCCAGTCAACAGTCTGTCCTGCCGCCTTACCATAGTTTAGGCCAATGTTAAAGCCGTCCCATTCGCCGCCCTTAACCATTTCTCTTCCATGGTTTACTGCATCTTCAAATGCATCGTTTAATACTCTTGTGTTGTTGTACTTAGGTACAAATAGCAAATGGCCATAGCTAACTGGATACTTGTCTCTATAAACTGCCACGTGGAAATCTTCCCATACTAGGTCAGTCCACGGTGCAGTACTATCTTCTTTGTCGTCAGGTATACCTGGAAAAATCTTCTCGTCACGCATTTTTAATCTCACTGAATCTCGCCAAGAACGCATCAATCAAACATTCATACATTTGTTCTGTACGTTCATTTGAATACGTTACCCATACACCTGCATCGTTCTGATATACCATTTCAACCTTAAAGGTTTGAAAGTTGTTACCTTGCCATCTGCTTCCTGGATCTACTCTATTCATCGTTCTACCATATTTTAAATCATTCCCACCAGTTCTCCCAGGGGAATACAATCCATTTGTCGTCTTCTGCTTTGTTAATATAACTAGCAGAATAGTCGACTCGTTTAAATTCACTAGCTTCGTTGTTAATTAAAACAGCAAAGCGAACATTCTCATGCCATACTTCGTTCCATGCGACATCGTGTGGAAAGCAACCACTGGGCCAGTCTTGCTTGATCCAGTTTAGTGTTGCACCACTGTCGTTAATATCATCGACAATGAGAATGTTTTTACCTGCTAACGCATCTTCGGCCATCCACAAATTGCTTTCTGGACCAAGCTCACTGCCATCACGCAAACTAACGTTTAGTGTATGCAATGGAATTTGCATCCAATGACTTAGCATAGTTGCAGGAATAAGTCCGCCCCTAGTAAGTCCAACAATATAGTCTGGTCGCCAGCGAGTCATTGTAATCTGTCTTGCAAGATTTGCAACATAACTCTTTAGCGTTTTATCGTCTACATACACCTTGTTCATTTGCTTAGTCCTCTTAGCATCCATTCGGCCAACATGTCACGAATTTCAGGATATTTTTCCATTAGGTCGTCATTGGTTGACATAGTCATAAACGCACGTTTAATCATATGTACGTCATTTACAAACTCATCCCAATCAATAGTGTGTTCTATAGTTTTAAAGATAACCTTTTCATTGTCTGCTTCAATTGATAGCTTAGGCTGTGATAACGTAAACGTACCATTCCAGTTACTGTTAGTACCAATAGTATAAGCAGAAGTAGCAGTAGTGGATGATCCTACTGCACCTGCGGTCAGCGTAGTGTATTGAGAATTCCAAGTTGAAGCCGAAGTTGACGCCATAGTAGTTGTTAAACTAGATTGTAAAGTGTCAATCTCTTGTTGACTCAAACTGATAGTAATGCTATCATCCACCGTCCAGTTATCTACATACTGTGGTGTAGCTGGAAATTTCTTCTTCATGTTATCTCTTGCAGTTGTTTACAATGTTCATGAATTCATTGCGTACAGCAGGTTCATGTTTAAAGCAACCACCTAATTTACTTGTAACAGTACTAGATCCTGTGTCTTCTACACCACGCGATTTAACGCAATAGTGTTGGGCATCAATCACAACAGCAATGTCATCTGTTTCGAGAATGTATTGCAATGCGTGATAGATTTGTTCTGTTAGACGTTCTTGAATCTGCGGACGCTTGCTAAAGTATTCAACCACACGATTGATTTTACTTAGGCCTAAAACCTTTTGCTTGGGAATATAAGCAACAGTGGCCAAGCCATCAATAACAACAAAGTGATGTTCACAATTACTTTGGACATTGACGTTACGTTCAATAACCATTTCGTCGTATTTCATTTTGTTATCTACAGTTGTACACTTAGGAAATGCTTCGTAGTCTAGACCCCAAAAGATTTCGTTGACATACATTTTTGCCACACGCTTGGGTGTTTCAATAAGACTGTCATCGGCGAGGTCTAAACCCAATACCTGCATGATGTGGGTAAAGCTCTTTTCAATCTCGTCGATTTTATCTTTACGATCCATATTGTGCTGGAACGTAGGAGTTTCCACGCCCATTGCTACTAGATGCTCATGTACACGTTGACCCAATTCTGGGTCGGTTTTTGTCTTGTTATATGACATATTGATATCCTTCCTTACACGGATGTTAAATTTGAATTGTAGTGCTACCGTTGTGTAGCACAGTTATTTAACATTGTTCTTTAAATTTTCAGCTTCAGCTACACGCTTACGTAGACTGCTGGAGCTAAAGCTATGATCTCTACCATTAAACACTAGCTCAATACCACGTTGCTCACATTCCATACGGCCTGTAAAGTTTTTGTCGCGATACTCTACTCCCAGTATTCTAACATCAATAGGAAGTATGAGCAAGAGGTCAACCAAGTCTTGTTCGGTATTATACACAACAATTTCGTCCACATAGCGAACAGCGGCCAATTGGATTTGCCGTTCGACTATGCTTTGAATTGGTGCGTTCTTTTCTGGACGATCCCATTGTGCATTGTTTTGCAATCCAGCAATGAGATAGTCACAGTGATTTTTGGCTTCGGCTAGCATTGCTATATGGCCAGCATGTAGCATATCAAATTGGCTAAAGGTAATTCCTATCTTTAAGCCTTTGTCTTTGAGTTCTCTAACCTTGCTAAAAATCATTTAATGTTCCTTAGAATACCATCTGCACTAAAGAAGTTGTGTTTAACAAGATCCTTAGTTTGCACAATAGTTTCAAAGTGACCTTGATTCTTAAGAGCAGTCATAGTTGTACGAATGTAATCAACCATTCTATCCTTGTAATTCAAGTAACTGTCAAAACTTTCTGTCCATCGCGAATCGTACTTAAAGTCTGGCGGATACATTTCTGTATAGCTTAACCTATTGGGCATCATAGGAAATGAATTAACACACAATGCTTCATAGCAACTAATACCTAAAGTCTCCTGCAAGTTAGCACTAAACACAATCCTACTACGACCTAATAGTTCGTGGTATTCATGTTTTGTTAGTTGTTGCTCTTGTGCTACTACCCAATTGTATTCAGGCATAGCGGCGGCAAGATCCTTAAAGATATCTAATTGCTTTTCAGGAGCAATACGATGTGGGAATAGGATAATGTCTTCTTTAGGCAAGTCTTTAAACGGTGCTAAAGTCTCGTCTAAGTATTCCATCGGCCAGCCACTGCGTACAATCTTACCTGTTTGCAATTGTTCTTTGATCCACCACTCTGCACCGTCTGCAAAAACTTCTGCAAACATTTTGATATGGAAGTCGGTGGCAAAGTAGTTATGGTCAACAGCACTAAAGAAACTAATCTCTGCGTGTCTAACCCATTTAGCATCGCCTATCAGTCTGCCCAAGAAGTCTTGCGGGTCATAACTGCCAGCATGCCATAAAGCATGAATAGTTACAGGAATCTGTAACAGTTCGCTCATGTACTTTAGGTTAATGATACCTGGGTGCCAAGCATCAGTAAACAAAAAGTGATCACCGGGACGAACGGCTCCGTCACAAAATAAACGGCCCATTTGCTCAACTTGTACAGACTTATATATGTTAGTCCCACCAAAATTAAGAAAAGCGCCTGGAGTGGTAGCACTAGGGATATCCGTAGGGCCGTCAATAATTTGAACATTGTGTCCTGCCTTTCGTAGTAGTTCAGGTACATGAGTCTTCCATTGACCCGTGTACCTTGTTTCTACGCTTTCTAAATCAACTAGAAAGACGTTCGACATTATTGCTTCCACGCACTTTTATACACACCAACGTGGATCTTCAGCTTCTTAGGACTGCGATCCTCTGTTAGTTGAATTACTGCATCAAATGTTACAGAATTCTCTTTGTATTGTTCCTCTGGAAGGTCATACCCATAAATGAGACGATCCTTCTGCAAGTCACGCAAGTATGCGTGGAACAAGTCTGCTACTAGGTAACCACTACCTTCGTACATAACACCATCATATGGCTCGGCAATTTTAAGTAGGTCATACTTAATATTGTCCATGCTAATCATGGGTCTAATCATTGGCTTAGTATTCGATGTATGCGCCATTTTCGTCGTCCTCGGAAATATCGATCCGGACACTACGTCCTGGATACTTAGATGAGATTTGATTGTATAAGTCTTCTGACATCATTTCACAACTCTTAAAGTCTAGTTGTAAAACGCCGTCTTTATATAAGTTCTCTAACCAGCGTTTAAACTGGATGAACTCAATGTCCCTGTCGTCGTGTGTTACACTGATCCATACCTTAAAGTGGAAAATGTGACGATGTGGGTAGCCTAAAAAGCTAACATCATATTCGTCGCCAGTTGCCAACTTAGGGTCAGTTAGTGCGGCCGGGTATTTGTGAATACCTTCTTTTTGAAATTTAACGTAAATCCATTTTTGCATGGTTACTCCTTAATAGGCGTGTCGCCAATATAGTCTTTCCAGTCAGTGTATACTTCTCTGGATTTCAATGTGTCAAGCGGATGGCACCAGACTCCTGGGTTACTGTGTCCCCAAGTAGTGTCATCGATCTTCAACGTTGCATTGTAGTTGTACAACTTAATGTACGGCAACTTAACACTAATCATAGGAATGAATGTAAAGAATTCATTCCATCCTTCTTCGTGAATGTCGTTAGCAAATTCAACACCAAAGTCTAATGTAACCCAATACCCTTGTTTTAGTAATGGTGTAATCATAGCGTCCCACTTGCGCCAATCTTCTTGGCTCTTAGGTTGGAAACTTTGACTGGTACCAAAGTACAAATGTCTTAGGTTATTATCAGTGGCGTGTTTGATAATTTCTTCTACTGGACGGACTCCAACAACAAACAAAGTCTTTTCATTCTTCATTGCTGTGTTCTCGACTTCCGTGCCGACGAAGTAAATTACTTGCTGTCGTCCTTGTGTATCAAGTTCTAGCATTGTCGTTCCATTTAATGTACCCCCTGGAATATCCAGCAGGTCTGTTTAATCCGTCAGTAAAAGCCTGTTGCCACTCTGTATCTCTATTATACTCCTTGGACCAGAATCTGTCAACATTAATGTCTCCATTAGTTATCCAGTATTCAGCATCCTTCATACACTGATAAAATTTATCAGTACGTGGACTAGGAAATATAACAGTACATGCCTTCCAAAGAAGTTTTGCAAAGTTGGTCTGCACTTCTTTTTCTACACCCATAACAACTAAGGCTTCGTTGTTTAACATGTCTTTGTTAAAAACATCGTTGTTAGGACTCAAATCAATTACAACATCAAATGTGCCTTCGTATTGTGGTTTTAGTACACTACCCCAAAGTTCTTTGTTACTGTGTCCATATACAGTAATATCAAAATCAATGTGATTGAGTAAGATAGTATTATAAGCCACCCATGCTAGAAACCCGCTACCTAGAATTAAGAGTCTTCGTCCCGGGCCGCTTCGTTCGGCAATTTCTCGAATGGGTTGTTGTACCACGTTAATGCCGCAAGCCACTGGCTCCAAAATATATCTTGGTAAAGGCTCTGGAACCTTAACATACTCTCTAGTACGAACATTGTATTCGTCTGCGTATCCTGGTTCTCCTCTTGTTGCGACATAGTCACCTACCTTTACATCAGTTACATCTTGGCCTAGTAGGATTACTTGACCCAAACCTTCATGCCCTTGCATGTTCAATGGTAAAGGTCCAAAGTTACCCTGCATCATATCAATGTCACTCCGGCAAACGCCGGTCATAACACTACGTACACGGATATCGGTTGGACCTAAATCAGCAACAACAAATTCAGTTTCAATAAATTCGCCGTTGCCTGTAGTTGCTAACACTCTATTCATAATGCTAATTGTTCGTGGATCCAAATGTCTTGTGCCAGTTGATTCTGCCAAAACTCTTTATTGTCTTTATTCTTTAGTGCATGTTGGATCATAGCTTTGTAAGCACTTTCTGGGCACAGGCCTAGCTCGTGTTTGACTGCACTATTTTTCATTCCAAAGCTAATGTAAACATCATCAGCTTTATCGTCTTTCCAGTTTGCACTAATGGTCCACTTAGTATCGCCGTTGACGAATTCCATTTTACAGAAGTCGTCTACATCATACACACCTTGTTTGTTTACAGTACCATACTCAGTATCTGTAATTGTATTTAGGTCATGATTCTGTAAAGCCTGAAGTTGTATTCTATTGCCTTTAGTGTAATCTGTCAAGGCCACGTAGTAGCTTAACAAGTGAGGAACCAAGTCCCTACTAACACCACCATATGCCAAGGCCCTGTTAGTGAACCAACTACCTGGGTTAGGTACTCGGTTCTTACTGTTCCAAATAACATGTACAGTTGAACTTTGGTCAGCAAGGCGTTTGAAGTCCTGCAAAGTATCACGGTACTGGTTATTCTTTACCATCATGAATTTAGTATTTGGAAAGTCTTCTACTAAACGCTTCCAAGACATTGCATCTTTGACTCCTGGCTTTTCAACAAATATAATGCCAGCAAAGTTAGCCACTTCCCTAGCAATTTTTTCGTGTGTAAAGTTTGGAGTGCAAATGTTAACAGTATCAAAATAGCCATGTGTAGTGATGGCATCTTGTACAGTTTCAAAATCGGCATCGCGATTTGGGTCAACTGTGACGACAGTATGACCCAATTGTTCTAATACTGGGCGATAGACTGCGTTGCCAAAGCCCATGCCCACTATTAAACTAATTGTCACAGAAGTCCTTCTAACAATTGTTCGCCCTGCTCAACTGTTTCAGGATCATCAAACATGTTACTGTCATTGTCCTTACCAGCATCGTCAACTTCGAACAAGCTATTAAATCCTGCAACTGTACTCTTAAGAGTCTTAGCGCCGTTAAAGTTTGCCAACAAGTCTTGTGCTTTGTCTAACTCTGTATATGGAGTTTGACTTGTAAACACACGATTAACAAGTTCGTTCATGTAAACTACATTACGTGGAACCCATTCGCTTAACTCGTCTGCACCTTTTTTAACTTTGTGCCAAGCTGATGGATCTGGTTGATGCATTGCACAAGCCGCATCGTTTAATGCGTTTGCACGTTGTACACTTTCAATGTGCTGATACACATTGTGACCCATCATTAAGAAGTAGCTGAAGCTATCCCAAGAAGTCTTGCCTTCTTTGCCTAACTTGTTCAGCATACCTGGCGCATACCAACACAAGTCACCCATAGTCATTCTTTCGCCTACTGGACTGTTCCATGGCCAAGCAATCTTACTACCGCTCAATTTCTTATTATCGATAGCCTTAGTCATCAAATAGCTAAAGCGATCATTTTGATGAACGTGTTGTGTATATACTTGTCCATATGCTGTGGCTAGGAATGGGCTAGCACAGTCAAACGTAACCTTCATATTAGGGTTAACGTGTTGGCGAATATTACGTTGAACGGCCGTTAATAAGCAGGCAAGTTCAAGTTTGCTAGTACCCAAGAAGTGAATAACATCACGACCAGGCTCTAACAGTTTCTCGTCACGTAGTTTAATTAAGCGGCGCAACATGAGGTCTACGTCCTTCATGTTGTTACCTCCCATAGCCCAACCTTCGAATGGATAGTGCTTAACTGCTTCGTACCAAATCTCTGCGTCAACGTTATTGCCGCCTTGCAGAACGTTCAAGAACTTAGTCTTACCTTGACGATGCTTTAAGAAGAAGTCGTTGTTAAACAATGTTCCCTTCAAGCAATCGTTAAAGTCTTTGAGTCCTGTACGAGGTTGGTTAATAGGATTACTTGCCCATGTAGGTAAGTCAAGTACCATGCTATAATCAGCAGTAAACTCTAACCAGTTAAGGATAGCCATACGTGTTTTATCTGCTTCTCCGACGTAGCCAGCGTCGCCTTGCTTTTCCCAGAAGTGCTTCCAGTCAAAGTTAATAACACCTTTACCAATTTGGAACCCGCCAGAGTCTCCAAGGATAAACGTGTTAGGCTTGTCACGTTGTTGTACCATGCTTTCCTGCACCCAAGACTTTTTCAGGTCTAATTGTGCGTGTCCTGCTGAGTACAATGCGTGACTATAATGAAAGTATGCTTTTTCCTTATTAAGGAAGTTCATACCTTCAATACCATTCTCAAACTCAGCAGGAATACGGCTAGCTTCAATATACTCGCCTTCCTGTTGTTTTGAGATAAAGGTATTGTAGAATCCGCTAATACTAGGCAAGAATATTGCATAGTCTTTATTGCGCGGATCTAAGTCCACTGTTGTTTTACTCATTTATCGTCTTTCGTCATCTTCCCAATGATCAAGGCTTTCTCGATCATGTTCATGCTGTAGTCTTTGCAACCTAGCAATCTCGTCTCTAAGCATTAGCTTTTGTTTCTTCATGTCATGTAACTTTGTTTCTTGTACATGAGGATGATTTCTTTCCATGTCTGCAATTTGTTTGTCTAACAAATGATGAGATTCTGTCAGATGTTTGATGCGGTTTTCGTACATGGAAATCTCCTATTAACGAGTCATTGCAGGCAGAATGTAATTGTACAAACCGATGCCGCTGTCAACGCTAATCATACAAGCGCCCTGATTGCTGAAGTTAACAGCACAAATACCACCCATGCCCAACTTGAGAATGTTCAAGAATTGGTTAAGTGGGAAACTCAAGTCACCTTTGATGTTGCCACCAACGTTGTTAGCGAATGTACGCTTACCAAAGTGGCTACCACCGTTTGCGCTACCAAGTTCAAACACTAAGTTGCCATTGTCTGTGCGTACAGTAAATGTTGGCTCAATGCTAGAGTAAATGCTAGCGGCCTGTGCTAAGTCTTGTACCTTTGCCTTAGTCGGTTCAAATGTAACGTCCCATGTGGCGCCTTTGAACTTAACTGTTTGGATCTGTGTATCGATTACTTCTTTGCTCATCAAACGATACTTGTCCGAGTTACCATCTGGATCTTTGAACACTAGTGTTTCTGGCAAGTCAACGCCGTTGCGGTTAGTCTTAACTACATCAACTGTTGTGCCGTCTTTGGCATACAGGTTACAAACACCGTTCAAGAAACCCAAGTTACCCATACCAAATTCGCCGACAAAGTCGCCTTCTGGTTTGTGTAGTTTGGCATTCAAGATAACTGTCTTGTCCTGATCAATTGCCGCAATCTGAGTTTCCTCTGCGGTCCCTGTTACCTTGAGACTGTCAATAATGCCAAGTCCGCTGGTATGTCTTACGATATCTAATACGATGTCTTTCATCTGTGTATCTCCTTTGTGTGAGTATATAGGTTTATTTAGGTCGTGTCAACAATTATTCAAATAATAGGTTGAACGTGTTTTTCATTTTAGTTGACTGCAAGTCCCAGTTTAGAACACCGAGCAAGTTGTCAATCTTGTTATCAATAATAGTCTCTTCCATGGCCTCTTCGTCAAACGGAAGTTCTTTGAACCATTGTGGCAACCTTTGTTCATCTGTTGGATAAGCTAGGCTGGTCATGTTCAATGGATTGCTCTTTAGTTTGCAAACAACAACTTTCATACCGTCAACTGCGTCCATACTAAATTGGTCTCCATGCATCTTTTTAATGCGGTTCCAATTGATAGCCGCCATTGCATGTCCAATTCCACATTTACCTGTTTTATTGAATACTGCGGTATGTTGTGTTAAGTTGTTTACACGCTTTGGAGTTCCTTTTTCCCAGGCAGGTTTGGCCTTAAAGTCTTTTCTAAATTCAAGAATCTTGTCTAGAATCTCTTGACGTTCTACACCAGTTAGTAACATCAATAAAATCTCTTCAAGAAACTTTTGCATGAATTCAGGAGTGTCTGCTCTCTTAAGGTCCAAGCCCATGGCTTTTACTTCGCCTGGTTCACCATCCAAATCTTTACGCTTGCCTTCCTTATCATAGATAAGAACAGCATAACGCTTTTTGGTAATGAACAAGCCTTTACTAGCAACAACTTCTCGACCAGCTTTAATTGGTGCCGCATATACGCTAGGAACATTAAATGCCTTATTCATAAATGCTGGAAAGGTATCATTAACTTCGTTACTTACAGTATCGTACAGTTCAACAATCTTTTCCTTGCTCCAATCAATCTCGCCACGACTTACTTCGCCTTTGAATACAGGCCACGCACTAAAGTATACCGAGTCAGTATCACCGTAGATAATAGTTTCACCTACGTGATTGTACTCGCCTGTAAACATAGCATTAACCTGTGCGGCCATGTGTCTAGCAATACAACGACCTGTTAGTGTAGTTGATTGTCCTAAGCGTTGGTCGAAGAACCTACTACCTGCGTTCAACAAAGCGCCGTATGCAGAGTTCAAGTTAATCTTCTTAACTAATTGTCGCTTGTCCCAGAACTCAAATTCTTTTTCGTTGTCGATACAACTCTTTGCTTTCTTTTGTAGTTCCTTACGTTCACTGTACCAACGTTCAAGCAAGCCTGGAATAACACCCTTCTCGGTAAAGTTAAAGATTGTACCATTGGCACTGATCATTAAGTTTTGTCCGCTGAGGAAAATCATTTCAAATGCTTGTTTTCCACTGACCTGTTCACTACGTCCGTTCTCCCAGTCAATAATAACATCAGTGCCAATGTCCTGATTCATTACTGCTTCGTATTCCATCGTAGCAAAACGTCCGTCCCAACAATCAGCAAAGCTCTTGCCAGCAGCCATACCATCGCGAATCATCTTCTTGGTCATGTCCAAACGAAGTTGTCCCACGATAGTTTCTGGACTCATGTTAAGCGCACGAATAACAGACGGATACAGACTGTTCAAGTCCATACTGCCAATCCATTCGTGTATACCCTTTTTAGGATACGCAACATAAGCACCTGCGGCCTGTGTTTCAGCATGGTCTCTTGTTCTGTCAGGGACAATTAGTCCACGATTGTGTGCTTCTCTAATAACAGCTTGGTCAGTAACTGCAACAGCACCCATTGTTGTTTGGAACAATACACAGTTAGCATGTGCCAAAACGTTTACTAAGTCAATGTACTGTAGTTTCTTGTCCAGCTTGACCAACAGCATAACGTCTTGTCTGTTATAAGCAATAAACTTTTCAAAGTCATTGTTGTATAACTGATCCAACGTGCCTTCATAGTGAACTTTAGTTTCGCCTAGCTCATATTCTCCAACATAGTCAAGTCGATATGTGTGAAGTTCATGATATGTGTACTTGCGATACAGTTCAAGATAGTCAAGGTGTACACGACCTATCAAGTCATAGGTAACAGCAGTCTTACCATACTTTTCAAATTCACGTGCCTTAGGCTTTTGTCCCCACAAGCAGAAACGCTTGCAATGGTCTTGGCCCATTACTCGTGCAATACGATTAAAGGTATATGGAATGTCGAAGCCTTCACTGTTCCATCCGCTTAAGACATCTGCATCGTCCACCAACTGAATGAACATGTCTAACATTTCTTCTTCAGTGCTACACAATACAGTATTCTCAAACCTGTTACAGATTTCTTCTGCTTGCTCAGTTGTAAGCCTGTCCGGCTTCAAGCATACAGTAATAAGTCTTTCCAACCAACTCAAGTACAATGTAATACTGGTAATGTTGTTGAATGGATCGCTAGGGTCCGCAAAACCTTTCTCCTTGTCGAAGTTAACTTCAATGTCGAAGAAACAAACGTTTAGTTCAGGAGTATCGCCGTTGGGATACTCGTCTTCTAAACAACGGAACACTGGCTTGATATCACTTTCGTATAGCTTCTTGCCGCTGTAGATACGCTTTTCTTTTTCAAACGCCTTGTGATTGTTGACAGCAACTTTGCTCAGTGGCTGTCCGTAAATGCTTTTGTACTTGCCCTTGGCGTCAGGGTAATAAAACACATACTTGGCAGGAATGTCCTTGAACTTCCTTTGACCGTTGACACGCTCAACAACTTGAATTAAGTCTTTTTGTTTATTGTAGAATGCGTCTACGTAACTCATTTAATGATCATCCTAATTAGTCCGATTGAATCAATAGTTGTAAGTAGCAAGTAGTTTGCTAACATACCGAAACTACCACGTGTCCAAGCCGCCCACGCATACAACGCACAACCACAGATCCATATAGGATACAGTATTATAAGCGGTGGGTTAGGTACTGTCAACATCATTACAATGCTATTACCAATACTAATGGTCCAGGCCAGAACTTCGATGTAGAATCGAAATGGCCACTCTTGATAGTCTTCTTTGATCCACTCCCATGTAGGAGCGAACCAAGATTTAAGTTTATTGATCAAAGGGTAAAGCCCGAAGCTTCAAGCACTTCTTCGACTTCGCTGAATGCTTCTTGTTCGTCTTTGAGTGCGTTTTTGTGTGCGATTTTTAAAGCCTTGTTAAGAACAGCGGGCTTCATATCCATTTCTTCAGCAATGGATTTAACTGTGTCCTTGAGTCCTTCGCGAAGGTCTTCCATCTCGCGCATTACACGCATACCTTCGTTGAATAGTTTTTTGAGTTTTGCAATATCTTCTGAATTGAATGAACGTCCTGGCATAGTGCCTCCTAAAAAATGTTATGTTGCATTATAATTTAGTAAGCCTATGCCAGTCAAGTCACATCTTAGATATTGGTGTTATTTCTTTGGGTGCTTGCCACCGCAAACTGGGCATTCTTCGTGCATATTATTCTCCATCTGGATGCTCAAACAAGTCAGCTTCTGCTACTCTACGTTTGGTTAAACCTGGAAGTTCTTTACCGCCTGCTTTGTTCCAACGCATGAACTGCTCGCGGCATCCTGCAAAGTTACCAGCATTTACTGTTTTAAGTAATGTGCTAGCACGTAAGTTGCCCACACCTGCATTGTACGCAAAGCTAACCAATGCGTCAAACATGTTTTGAGTAACGTGTGGATTTGTTACTAGTTTGTCTACGTTGTGTGCAAACTCTGCTACCTCAGTTTCGAATAGCTCATTAGCATCAGCCAACGAACATTCGTCGCCGTCTACTACTGGGGTATCGTCTGCCCAACGTGTATTGCCCCAACCAATTGTAGGAACGTTGGCGCTACAACGATAGCTGTAGACTGTTTGTTCTGTATTGATTAGGTTTGTTACTGGTTTTGGTTTAATCTTGCCTAGTGCGGCAGATCCTGGAATTGAGCTGTAGCATCCTTCGAAGTGCTTGATCAAGTCCATACCATTTTGACCTATTGTTCTAGCCATAATGTGTGCTCCTGTATATCCATATATTTACCAAATATACGGAAACAGTTGCTCACTTTTAGTATGTCTAATTGCGTCCAGGTCTTTCAAGTACTTACGAGTAGATTCAATGTCATTGCTTTGATTTTTAAGCAAATTGTCCACTAAATCAGGCATTTCAGAAGTTAAATTATGCTCTTTTAACCACTGTCTGTGAAAGCGGGTCATACGGCTTGCTTCTTCCCTATGTTCAGCAGGCAGTAAATCAGCTTTTAAGTTTTCAGGGAAACTGATAACGTTGTATTGATAGTTGTGTATACCCGTAGCTGTGTATATTGCACGTTCAATCTTGTCTAAGTCCAAGATGTTTAGTATGCTAATGCTAGGGGTAATTTTAATATCAATGTGCGGGCACTGGTTTTTAACCTTTATTAGGTTCTCCAGTGTTTGTTTCCAACTTGCACCCCAGCGAATGTAGTCAAATCTATCCCATACGTTGTCAACGCTGACCAGCATACTGATATGGCTAAAATTGTTCCATAAGTCTAGTACGTTTTTCTTCTTGTACTCTAAATTACTAAGGTTAGTAATGTACGAAATGTTAACTTGCTTTTTCTGTTCAGCAAAGTATTCTAGAATTTCGTAGTGTTGATCTGTTACTAACGGTTCCCCGCCTGCAAAGGTGACGTTTTCTACATCGTCTAAATGTTCAGTTGTTAATTGTTCCATGATATCCAAGCTCAGTGTTCTGTCGTGCCCGCTGTCTCTGCCTAGCTTAATCCAATCAGTGTGCCACCGGCTACTAAATGTTGGACCACAGCTAACACAAGCTAGGTTACAAACGTTGCTAAATCTAATGTCCAGGTATTTAAGTTTAAAATCACTAAAGTCAGTGGGATGATACTTAAAGCTATTAATACGCATACTGTCCATGCCCACAGCTTCTTGTTCGTAGCACTTATAGCAGGTACTTACAGGTTCCCCTGCCAGCATCTTACGTTTGATTTCCTTGTATTCATCGCCGTTAACGATGTCGATGATTTTAGTTTTGTTTAAGTTGCCAATTGGCCGCATAGGATCGCTCAGACAGCAAGGGAAAGCCTTGCCATCCGGCCATGCATGTACATGTACCCATGGTAAAGTACAGATGCTTTTATTGATAGTAGGATCTAAGGATCTCGTACCACTCGGGGAATGTTTGTTTAAAGCTCTGTTTACGATATTCATCTTGTTCTTCATTGCGCTTCATGAACAAGCGCATCTTCTCTGGGTCTGGACTACTAGACATAAAGTTAAGTATTGGCAGTATCTCTGGTTGATACTCTTGCAATGGCGATAACTTCTTTACCAAAATCTCTTTGATGCCTGGATCAAGTGCCGCAATGCTTTGATCATATGGTGCATGTAGTAAGTTATACCAAACACTGGTGCCAATGTTCTTTACTATCTCGTTGGTAATTTCGTCTAAGTAGAATATGTTGTAGTTACTTATAGTTGCGTTAGTGCTTAATCTGATCCAACTGTGTTCTTTGAACTGCAAAACGTGTTCACGTACCTTATCCCATTTGCTAGGATAACGTTGGTAGTGATGACGTTCGCCGATATCGTCCACACTAACTTGAACATCTACTAATTTGAACTGCTTCCATAGTTCAATCTGTTCTGCGTTGGGCATGATACTGCCATTTGTGTTATAATGAATAGTTTGATTCTTACTATAACCCCGCTCAACGCTGTGCTGTAGTATAGTCCACATGTTATCAATTAATAGTGGCTCGCCACCATACATGTCCATATGCTCAATGTTAGGCAATGCTTGCTCTAAATTGTTCCAAATGTTTTGATCTGGCTTCCAAGCATCACGCATGGCCTTAAAGGGCTTGTGAAATTCTATTTTACTTTCAGTGGGCTTACGCAGGTCGTGCCATTCGTCGATCCATTGGCTACTATTCCATGGATTACAGATGCGACATTTCAAGTTGCACAAGTTGCCCATCTTTAAGTCTACAATCTTAATAACGTGTTCGCCTGTTGCGATAGACTTAGAGCCGTTTAAGTACTCTTTACTGTCTCGCATACGCTTACTGTTTTGGCCAGCACGTTCTTCATCCCAACAACGCTTGCAGTTAGGGTGCTTAAATCCAATGTTCAAGTCTCTACGTAGCTTGTCCATCCATGGACTATCAAAGGCTTCCTGCATACTGTCTTGGCTAGGCCGATATGACGATCCGTCTTCCTTGCGTATAGCAAGTTCACTCATACAACAAGTCTTATAGTGCCCATCTGGTGTGGTACTAATTGCGGCATGAGGATGTATGCAGAATGTTTGCTTGTTAATATACATCATACCATTCCTTAAACCATGGATGCAAGTTCAATAAGTTTTGTTTACGGTTTGCATCCATAAACTTCATACGCTTGATAAAGTCTTGTTTGTCTTTTTCGTCTGGCTCTGGCAAGAACGCAACCTTTTCTAATGTCTTAACTAGGTTAGATAGTGCGTAGTGATTACTATAACGTTGATTAATATGCTCTACACCTTGTAGGGCTAGTCTCATTCTGTTGCTACCAGGAACAACTTCTGGACGCATACATGTAGGATGATCCACATTGATAACAAAGATGTTAAAGTCTAGTTCGCCTACTAGGATATCAGCAGTACCTTTAATACTAGGTAGTGTAAGATTGCTTAGTGTAGTGTGTATGCAGGTCTTGTTATTAGGACGCTGGCTGGACCAGTACTTTAGTTCTTTAAGGTTACTGTAAATCTTGTCCCATTTAGCAGGCCAGCGGACATACTCGTAGTATTCTTCTACACCGTCAATGCTGGCGTTTAGGTTAACTTCTTTAAAGTGACTCCACTTTTCGTACCACTTGCTACCAATGGTAGTAATGTTGCTATTGTACTCTAAGGAAATGTTCTTGGCAAAGTTTAGTTCAATTAGTAAATCTAAGAACTCTTCTTGCTCGTCCATGATTAATGGCTCACCACCAATGATGTAAACGCTTTTTAAATCATGTCCTTGTTCACGGACAACATCAAACAATCTGCTACTCTTAACCCAGCTGGTCTTTTCTAGAAAGTCCATGTCGATTACAGTATATGCGTTGGCAGGATCTTTGTTTACTTCCTGTGCTAACAAGCTACTACTATATGGATGACACATACGGCAAGCAAGGTTACATTTATTACCAAAGTCTAGCTCCAGTCGTTCTAATTTAACTGTGGCATCACCCTGCTTAATGTTCTTGTACGTGTCGGGGAACCTGTATGTGTTATTGATTTGTCTATAACTCTCGGCACCAATGTCTTCTAGTTTCCAGCATCGTTCACATTGTACTGGCTTATGGCCAGCAAGCATTATGTCCCTTACTTTTTGTATAGCAACACCTTGTTGCCATTGTAAGTTAGGACGTTGTGTTACTGGGCCTGGCCAGCCTTCACCACTGAGACCGCCATTGATTGCATTACAACATAGGCGTTGGTGCCCGCTTTGACCAATGCTTAGTGTGTTAAAGGGTAATACGCATAGTGTATCATTTGACATATTTCATGCAATCTTTCAAAAAGTTTTCGTATTCTGGAAATGTTTTAATAAAGTCAGTGCCACGCCTGCGGTCGTGTTCCATAAAGAATCTGTAGAAGTCTGCTTTAGCATTGATTTCTCGTACAAGAGACAATGTGTGCTTCTTGAAATGTGTACGCACACGTTCCATGCGCTCTACTTCTACTTCACTGAATCCTTTATTTAGATGTTGTTTCATAAATGCAATATCTGCATCTATGTACTTTACAAAGTCCGGTGGCAATATGCTAATGCTCCAGTGGTCGGGTTCTTTCAAGTGAGGAGTAATGAACTCAACTCTATTACCATACAGTTGACGCCACTCTAATATCTTTTGCAGTAGTTGATTAAAGCTGGGCAGTACCATGTTATTGTATGTTACCATAATTTCAACGCTGGCATTGATATCTTTAAAGTTATCCATGATAGTTTTAAAGTTCTGTTCCCATACTGCACAGTCTAATCCAGAACGAATATACTCAGCAGGCTTACCCCATGTGTCAATGCTAACGTGCATACGATAGTTCTTGATTGCTTTCTTTGTAAGCAATGTACGCACACGTTCGCTTAGACGTTCTATCAGTGCAGGCTTAACTCCTAAGTTACTGTTAATCAACAAGGTAAGATGTGGAGCAGGTTCTGCTTCTAGCTTATCAAGTAGTTGCCATGTATTTTGATTAAGCATAGGCTCACCACCAGTAATACGTAGCGTTTGTAAATCTTTAACTAGACTAGGCCACCATGCCCAAAAGGCTTTTACGTAAGGATTACTTTCGTCATCACTTTCGTAGTATTCCCTGTCTTTAATAAAATCTATACTGTACTGTTTGGTCAGCACAGGAAATGGACCATTTGCTTTAATGTCGTTGATCCAACTGTTACTGACTGTAGGTGTGCAATACCCGCACATAAAGTTACACACGTTGCCAAAGTTAACTTCAATGAACTTAGGATTAAAGTCTGCACCGGGATCTAAGTTTTTGACAACTTCATATACATCCATGTCATTGGCGCTGTTGATAACTCGGTCACTGATGTGTCCGTTGTCTTCTACTTGCCAACAAAAGTTACACTCGCCTGGTCTCTTACCATCCAGCATTTCTGCTCTGCGTTCTTTTTTGTGCGCTGTGTTATGTAAGCCTGCAGGTGTGCGCTTGATATCTTTTATATCAATCTTATGCGGATGCGGATGATAGCAACTATGGTTATCGCCCGTTTGCAAATACAATGTTTGCTGTGTCCACTTGAGTAAACAAAAGCCCTGTCCTACTTGGTCTAGTTTATCTCGTACGGATTTTAATCTGTCTAAATCAGCCATTTGTTTGTGTCTTGTGATGTTGGCTTCCCAACTCACCGTTGTCCAGTTTGTTCCATTCTTTGCCACAGCAGGTACTACATTGTCTGCTACGCATATTGTGGCCTTTGTAAATGCTACGTGGCAGGAACCTATCAAAGAACTGCCCTTTGAGAATTTGTGGCAATGTGTTCTTATGCAAACTTAGTGTATCCATGCCGCCTGCTAGCTCGATCATTTGAATACTTGCATCATCACTAATGTTCTTGAACGCCGCACCTTGTTTAGCAACTTCCCACGGACGGTCGTCACTGATATGACGCCACGGCTCACCACCGATAAAGCAACATGGGAATACATGGCCGCTGGCACTAACAAATATTTCATTGAGTTGGTTGTTGCCACCCTTTTCGTGATGCTGTGCCCTGCAACTAACTTCGATGTCATTGTGCTTGAACTTGACCCATTCGTTTTTCTCGTTGTCCCATTCTCTGTGCTCAAGGCTAATCTGTTGCATCTTATCAAA